ATTGAATTCTACGGCAAATTTTAGAACAATGATAAGAGGTGCATCGCAAGATCATCAAGTTATAATTAATACAGGAACAAACACATTAGGAATGTATGATAATGGAACTAATGTTTTTATATCAAATGTTTTTGATGTTAGCACTATTTTAAATTACACAACTAAATTTAATTGTCTGTATTGGAAGCTTTCTACAAGTTCACCTTATTATGCTTTTGGGTATAATAATGTTTTTGCTGGAACTAATATAACAAATGCTGCTGCAACTTTTAACAATGGATTTGCTTCTATAGGCGGACTTCACGATGCTAATGCTACAGTTACAAGTTCTGCTAATGCTTCACAATATTGGGGAAATATTGGTGTGTTTTTATACTACAATAGACATTTAACAAATGCAGAAATCACACAAAACTTTAATGCTCTTAGAGGAAGATACATCATCTAATGGGTAAAGGCGGTATTATAGGAAATCCAAACGAACCAACAACATCTTCAGCAAAAGGTGTATGGAATTTGCGCGAACAATACAATGCTAAAAAAGGTAATAATTGGCCTGTTGTTACTAGAACAACTAAAATTATATTTTTAACTACAGCAAATACAAGTCCATGGACAGTGCCTGACGATTGGGATTCATCAAACAATTTTGTTGAAGTAATAGGTGCTGGCGGCGGTGGCGGCGGTGGACAATCTGGTACAGGTAATGGTGGAGGCAACGGTGGTGCTGGCGGTGCATATTCAAGAGCGAACAATATAGTTTTGACTCCAGGCGGAACAGCAAGTTTCTCTGTTGGTGTTAGAGGTGCAGGAGGTGCTATTGCTACAGCAGGATCTAGAGGTGGTAATACCTGGTTTGATGGTACATCTATATCATCTGCATCTGTGAGTGCTGCTGGAGGAGCTGGTGGAACATTAGGTAGTGCAGGTACAACTGCTCCAGTAGGAGGTGCCGCTGCTACTGGCATAGGATCTATCAAATTTTCTGGTGGCAATGGCGGAGCAAAAGCAACAAATCTTGCTGCTGCAAGTGGTGGTGGTGGCGGTGCAGGGCCGAGAGGTAACGGTGGTGCAGGTGCTGGAGGCACTACTGGAGGCACAGCAGGCTCAGGTGGTGGTAATGGTGGCGGCACTGCTGGTTCTACTGGTGGTAATGGCGGTAACAATTTTTCAGGATCAGGTGGTGGTGTATTTCCTGGTGGTTCTGGATCAAACGGAGGCGGAGGTGCTGGCGGTAACTCAACTACATTAACGCCAGGATCTGGCGGTAACGGTACTGAATGGACAACAGCAGGTTCAGGCGGTGGTGGAGGCGGCGCAGGTTCTGCTACTGCAACAGCAGTAGGTGCGGTTGGCGGACTTTATGGAGCTGGCGGTGGTGGCGGATCAGGCACATCTTCTTCTCAAAGCGCAGGCGGCAACGGCGCTAATGGTATTATAGTAATAACATATTCTGTTTATGCCTAATTTAGGAAAATAAAATGACACTATACTCATATCAAGGACAGTATCCACAGTTTTTACCACATAGAATAAGACTTTCTGATGGTAGAACAAGAACGGATGTATCATCATTCACACAAGAAGAGATTGCTGATGCAGGATACATTGCTGTTCCTGAAAGACCTATGCCTAACTCAGTTCAAGTATTGGAATGGGATTCAGCTAACGTAAACTGGTTAATCAGAGACAAGACATTAGAAGAACTACAGGCCGAAACACAGTCTGTGTGGTCATCTATTCGTGTAGAGAGAGATAGTAGAATACGTGATATCATGTGGCGATATGAAAGATATTCTAGACATGAAAGATTGGGCATAGAACAGATTGATACTATAGCGGCATTAGACAACTACGTTCAAGCACTAGCCAACATACCTCAAACACAGGATGATCCGTACAATATTGTCTGGCCTGTGTTGTCCGAATAACATAAATACTCTATAAAGAGGTAAAAATGGCCATACCAGCAAGCAGAGAACAACACAAAGATTGGTGCCTAAGACAATTAGGACATCCAGTTATTCAGATTAACGTTGATGATGATCAGGTTGATGACTGTGTAGATATGTCTTTACAATACTTTCAAGATTTCCATTTTGATGGTGTTGAGCGTTGGTATCTTAAGCATCAACTTACTGCTGAAAACATTACAAATCAATATATTCCAATCACAGAAAATATTATTGGTGTAAACAGAGTTTTTCCTGTAAGCACAACTAATGCTACAATCAACATGTTTGACTTACGATATCAGTTGCGTCTTCATGAATTATATGATTTTACATCTACATCATATGTTAACTATGTTTTAACAATGCAGCACATTCGTACATTAGATTTGTTATTTTCTGGTGAACAACCAATTCGTTTCAATCGTCATACAGACAAGCTATATCTAGACATGAACTGGGCAATGGTCCAACCAGAAGAATGGTTAGTTATTGAAGGTTTCATAGTAGTTGATCCTGACACATATACAGATGTGTGGAATGATAGAATGCTCAAGCGTTTGACAACTTCTTACATCAAGAGAGTTTGGGGTAACAATATGAAGAAGTTTGGTGGTATGCAATTGCCAGGCGGTATCACTATGAACGGTCAGCAAATCTATGATGAAGCTGTTGCTGAGATTAAAGAAATAGAAGACTTAATTCGTAACACATATGAAGAACCACCTCAGTTTCTTCTTGGATAAGATATGGCAACCTCAAATTACTTCAACAATTTTAATCCAGCGGCAACAAGCGAAAATCTTTTATTAGAGGATCTGATTGTCGAATCTATTCAAATTATGGGTCATGATGTTCAGTATCTTCCTAGAGAAGTGTACGATTCTGCTGACGATGTTTTAGGCGAAAGTGTTAATGCTAAATTTAGTCGCGCATATAGAATGGAAATGTATCTAGCTAACGTTGAAGGTTATGAAGGTGATGGCGACTTCTTCTCTAAGTTTGGTCTAGAAATTCGTGATACATCAAACTTTGTTATTTCTCGTAGAACGTTTGAAAGATATGTTCCAAAAACTGTCGCTATCAGACCTCGTGAAGGCGATCTAGTATATGTTCCCCTGTTAGGTAAAATTTTTGAAATCAAATTCGTTGAAGAAGAACTACTATTCTTCTCACTAGGTAAACGTAATCCTTATATCTACGAAATGCGCTGCGAAGTCTTCCGCTATAGCAACGAAGACTTTGAGACTGGTGATGATGCAATTGATGCAATTGAACATTCTTCTGGATACACAATTCAGCTTACATTTGGCAATGGATCTGGCAATTACATTCTTGACGAAAATGTTTATCAGGGCGCAAATCTCGATTATGCTACAGTAGTGGCCGAAGTTAAACATTGGATTCCAGAAAACAAGACTCTGGAAGTAGTAAATATCAAGGGAGCGTTTAGTAATACTTTACCTGTTATTGGTGTCACATCAAACACTCGTTATACTCTAACAAGCAGTGATGATCTGGCAGACTTAGTTGATTATGATGATAGTGACAATAGAGTTATTCAGAATGAAGCTTCTACGTTTATTGATTTGAGTGAAATTAATCCATTTGGAGTTCCATAATGCTATCAAGTCAATACTTTTATCACCAGCTAACTCGCAAGTATGTTATTCTTTTTGGTAATATGTTCAATACTATTACCGTAATGAGAAAGAATAAAGAAACTGGCAGCGAAATAGAACGCTTTAAAGTGCCTATTGTGTATGCTCCAAAAGAAAAGTACTTTTCACGACTAAGAGCAGATCCTGATTTGAGCAGACCTATTCAAGTTTTGCTTCCACGAATGTCGTTCGAACTTGTCGGCTTTCAGTATGATGCTACCAGAAAGCAAAACTCTTTAATAAGAAATAGTAATGCGAACACATCATCTAAACTTGCATCTCAATACATGGGTGTGCCTTATAATCTCTCTTTCGATCTTCAAATCTATGCTCGTAATGTAGATGATGGTACACATATCGTTGAACAGATTTTGCCCTATTTTGCTCCAGGTTATACGATCACAGCCAATGTTATTCCTGAAATGGATTTTCTTAAAGATATTCCTATCGTTCTGAATAATGTAACAAATACCATTGAGCATGAAGGTAACTTTGATTCTGTTAGATATGTTTCATGGACACTAAACTTTACAATGAAAGCTTACTATTTTGGTCCAGTATCTACACAAGGTATCATTAGAAAAGTTTTTACAAACATCTATCATGATGATAATATTCAAGCTGGTTCTATTGTTCGCGTTAACACAAATAACGGAAATAATGGAACATATAAGATAGACGATACGGTATATCAGGGCGGCAATTATCAGACTGCTACAGCATTTGGTAAAGTTTTTGCTTGGAATGCCAATACAGGTAAACTTACAATTACAGGCGCGCAAGGTACGTTCACAACGAACAGTAAGATTGTAGCGGTATCTACAAATGCTTCTTACAATCTTTCGTCTTTTGAAGCAGGACCACTCAAATTGGTTGAGATTAAGATTGAACCTAATCCTATTGATGCTGAACCTGAAGAAGATTATGGATATACGACAACTATTACAGAATGGCCAAACACAGTATGAGTAAGACATATGATGCGTTAAGTGAAGCTCTTGGTATTGAAAATGCGGTAGAGATTATACCACCAAAGAAAGAACAGGAAGTTATAGTCAATACGCCGCATGAAGATGATGATATCAAGGCAGACTATAATCTATCTCGTAGAACTTTCCGTGATCTAATCAATAAAGGCAATGCTGCTATGGAAAATTTGACTGACTTGGCTAAAGAATCGGAAAGCCCTCGCGCGTATGAGGTTCTTGCTACAATGATGAGAACCATAGCTGATACTACAAAAGATTTATATGACCTTCAGAAGAAGACAAAAGATTTAAAAGGTGAAAACAAGAAAGATCAGCCAAATGTTACTGTAGAAAAAGCAGTCTTTGTTGGCACCACAGCGGATTTACTGAGACAGGTAAAGGAAAAGAAAGATGAAAACCTTTAGAGAGTTTTTAGAAGAACAAGCAGAACATCCTGGCGGAGTAGAAGCTACTGCTGGTGTTGGATTTGGATTGGGTAAAGAACAACAAAAATATAGATTTAAAGTTTCTGATTTAATAAAACACGCTAAAGATAAAAAAACTAAAGCATTAAAAGTTGATTCACTAGCAAAAAGAACTCTTGGAAATCGTGAAGGTGAATCAAAAGAAAGTGAAACAAAAAGAGTTCAAAATGCCAGTTTAGAACATCCTATTATTACGACTCGTCATCCTGTTCACGGACATGTTGTTTTAGATGGAACTCACAGACTGCAAAAAGCAAGAGATGCAGGACATGAAACTATTCAAGCAAGAAATATTCCATGGCGTGAAATGAAAAAATATAGAATAAAAGAATGAAAAGATTTCGTCAGTTTATTAGAGAGCAAAAAGAAAGTGTAGCGCCTCAAGGAGTGATCTTTAAAAGCGATAAGATTGCTTTTGTTGGTGAAGAACACGGTACTCCAATAAAGTTAAGTCCTGATATTATACAAAAAGTCCAAGATATTGGCAATAAGTATGGATATTGGTATGAAGGTAGTGGTGGCGGTGCAGACAATAACAAGAAAATTTTTGGTAGTAGAAGCAACTACGAAGGTTCTTGGGATGATGAATTTAGAAAAGATATTGATGGTTATCCTATAGAGTTCATTTATACACTATTTTCTAATCCAGAAGTTAATGGACAAAAAGAAAATCTGATTGATCCAAAACTTTCCATATTTGACAGCATTCTAAAGAATCAAAAGAAGTTCTCTTTCTTTAAAGATAGAGAATATGGTTCAGCAGAGTTAAAAGAATTTTTAACTAAATCAAGCGAAACAAACACAAACTTTGTGGAACTAAGCAGACAACCAGCAACAAAAGAAAATGCGACATCTTTCATTAACAAAGGCGATAAGCTAATGTGGCCTAAAAATTGGGAAAAATATCCAAACAATGCTGGAAAACTTGCAAAGAAAGCGAATGATATGAGAGATAAGTATCTTCTAAGTAGAACAGAAGGCGTATATTTTGCTGGTTCAGGACACTTAACAAACCTTATTGTTCTTGATGGTTCTTTGAAGATGATTGGTGGAGAAGAGATTGAGTAAAGGATACAATAACAATCCAAACTTACCAAAAGATGATTACAAACACGCTTTTACTCAGCAAGAACTAGATGAGTTCATAAAGTGTGCTAACGATCCTGTATACTTTGCCATAAAATATATGAAGATCATTAACGTTGATCATGGTCTTATGCCATTCCGCATGTGGGACTTTCAGAAGAACATGCTCAATACGTTTCATGAGAATCGCTTTTCTATCTGTAAACTTCCACGTCAGGTCGGTAAGACAACCACATCTGTTGCATTTTTATTACACTATATTCTGTTCAATGAAAATGTAAACGTAGCCATTCTTGCTAACAAAGCCGCAACAGCCCGCGAAATTATGGGTCGTCTACAGTTAGCTTTTGAATATCTGCCGCGCTTTCTACAGCAGGGCGTCAAAGAATGGAATAAAGGTTCTATTGAACTGGCAAATGGATCTCGCGCTCTTGCAGATTCTACTTCTGGTAGCTCTATTCGTGGTCGTTCTTTTAACGTGGTATTTCTTGACGAGTTTGCGTTCGTTCCGAACAATATTGCCGAAGCGTTTTTCATGTCAACTTATCCTACAATTTCTTCTGGTCAGACAACAAAAGTCATTATCGTTTCTACGCCGAACGGTCTTAATCAATTCTATCGTATGTGGACAGAAGCAGTTGAGCATCGATCTGATTATGTGCCTGTAGAAATTCATTGGAGCATGGTGCCAGGGCGAGACGAAGCATGGAAAGAACAGACTATTCGTAACACATCTGAAGATCAATTCAGACAAGAATTTGAGTGTGAGTTTATTGGTTCTACTAACACTCTTATTCATCCAGCTAAACTTAGATCATTAGTCTGGTTAAATCCAGTTCGTCATGATGGATTTATGGACATCTATAAAGAACCTGAAGCTGGTCGCACTTATACAATGACAGTAGACGTAGCCGAAGGTCAAGGTCTAGACTACTCATCTTTTTCCATATTTGATGTTACAGAAATACCTTATAGGCAAGTTGCTAAATACAAAAACAATAAGATCACTCCGCTGCTATTTCCAACAATCATTTTACAAGCCGCAAAAATGTATAATGATGCGTTCGTTCTGGTAGAAATTAACTCAATTGGACTTCAGGTAGCTGACATTCTACACTTTGAACTAGCATATGAAAACTTGATAAAGATTCAAGTTAAAGGTAAACAAGGTCAGCAGTCAACTCCAGGATTTACTAAAAAAATTGCTTATGGTCTCAAAACTTCAGTCCAGACAAAAAATATCGGATGTGCCAACCTCAAAACGCTAATTGAAAACGATAAACTTATTATAAACGACAAAGATACAATTTCAGAATTGATGACTTTTTCTTCTGATAAGAAAAGTTTTAAAGCAGAAGAAGGTAATACTGACGATTTGGCTATGACTTTGGTACATTTTGGATGGCTTACCGCTCAAAGATACTTCAAAGAAAACATTAAAAACGATATACGACAAACTCTGCAAGAAGAGCAATTAAACTTACTAGATCAAGATATTATGCCTTTTGGCGTTATATCTGGATATCAAGGTGATGATAAAAGTATGGATTATGAACTGGATGAGAATGGTAATGTGTGGTTTGAGGATAGAAGCAAAAGATATCCTTGGGACGACTTAAACTGGAAAGTTAAACTGTAAATCTTGTTTTTTCTAAATAATAGAGAATAATATCCATTCTTATAAAGGAGAAATACTATGGCAAATCTATTGTCACCTGGTGTTTATG